AGACGAATCACTTCACTCTAAAATGGGATGTCAATTATTCAGACATATGTGTTTAGAATACCCTGAATTATTGGAAGAGGCTAAAGAAGACATTTATAATGCTGCTAAACTTATCCAAGAATTAGAACACAAATTTATTGATAAGATTTTTGAAATGGGTGACCTTGAAAATTTAAAGGCATCCGACCTCAAAGAATTTATTAATAAACGAATCAACGAAAAATTAGTTGAACTTGGGTATGACCCAACATTCAAATTCAATGAGAAGAAGGCATCTGAATTGGACTGGTTTTTTCATCTTACCGGAGGAGTTACACACACAGATTTCTTCGCATTGAGACCTACCGATTACAGTAAAGCGGGTGAGGGTGAGAATTGGGATGACATCTTTTAATTAAAAAAAATTTTATTGTTATATGAAGAACTACGGAGAAGAACTCGGGTGGGAATTAGATGTTGATTTTCCATCATGGGGTAATACAGAAATTTATGTAAAAACGATATCAAAGGGATATCTTTTACCTGGTGAGAAACCAAAAGACGCTTATTGGAGAGTGTCAACCAAAGTTGCACAAAGATTGGGTAAACCACATTTGGCAACTAAATTCTTTGACTATATATGGAAAGGATGGTTATGTCTTGCAACACCTGTTCTTTCAAATACAGGTACGGATAGAGGTTTACCAATTTCATGTTTTGGTATTGATGTTGGTGATAGTATTTTCGAAATTGGTAACAAAAATCTTGAATTGATGTTACTTGCGAAACACGGAGGAGGAGTTGGTATCGGTATCAATATGATTAGACCGGCTGGTGCGAAAATCACAAATAATGGAACATCTGATGGTGTTATTCCATTTATAAAAATCTACGACTCAACAATCTTAGCAACAAATCAAGGTTCTGTTAGAAGAGGAGCAGCATCGGTTAACATTAAAATTGACCATAAGGATTTCGAGGACTTCTTAGAAATTAGAGAACCAAAGGGAGACGTGAATCGTCAATCACTCAACTTACACCAGTGTGTAGTTGTAAGTGACAAATTCATGAAGAAACTTGAGGAAGGTGATTCGGACGCAAGAAGAAAATGGGGTAAACTACTTCAAAAGAGAAAGGCGACTGGTGAACCATATATCATGTACAAAGGAAACGTGAATAAACACAATCCTGAGATGTACAAAAAGAATGGTTTAAAGGTTCATATGACAAACATCTGTTCTGAAATTGTTCTCCATACTGATGAATCACATTCATTTGTTTGTTGTCTAAGTTCACTTAATTTGGCGAAATACGATGAGTGGAAAGACACTGATTTAATTTATACCTCTACTATCTTTTTGGACGGAGTATTGGAAGAATTCCTACAAAAGGCAAAAAATATGAGAGGGTTTGAAAACTCTGTTCGTTCAGCTGAAAGAGGTCGAGCTTTAGGTTTGGGTGTATTGGGATGGCACACATACTTACAACAAAAAGGTATTCCGTTTGAAGGATTGACAGCACAATTTGAAACTCGTAAAATTTTCTCACAAATGAAAATTGAATCTGAAAGAGCGAGTAGAGATTTGGCTTCCGAATATGGAGAACCACTATGGTGTAAGGAAAGTGGATTTAGAAATACACACTTAAGAGCAGTTGCTCCAACGGTTTCTAACTCAAAGTTGAGTGGTAATGTTAGTAGTGGTATCGAACCATGGGCCGCAAACGTGTTCACCGAACAAACTGCAAAGGGAACATTTATTCGTAAAAACCCTGAATTAGAAAAAGTTTTGCGTAAAATTGGTAAGAATACAAAAGAGGTATGGGACCAAATTTTAGCAGATGGTGGATCAATTCAAGGACTTGATTTCTTGGATGAATGGTGTTTTGTTGATAGTAAAGTAGTTCAATGTTCTGAAGTCAAAGAAGATGAAGTGTTTAAAATGAGTTCCGTTAAAGAAGTGTTTAAAACATTCAAAGAAATTAACCAATTAGATTTGGTTAGACAAGCTGGAATAAGACAACAATATATTGACCAAGCAGTTTCATTAAACCTAGCATTTCCTGCGGTTGCAGATCCAAAATGGATTAATCAAGTTCACATGGAAGCGTGGAAACAAGGTGTGAAAACACTCTATTATATGAGAACAGAATCCGTTTTAAGAGGAGATATTGCAGCACAGGCGATGAATCCGGATTGTGTATCATGTGAAGGATAAGTAATATATTCACAACAAATTTATTATCACGGCACAATTGTGTCGTGATTTTTTTATTTATTACCATTTTATAATAGTTTATATTTATTGATATGGCAGTAAAGTATGGTATTGACTATCCGTTTAGAGATAGTAATAAAGGTGATTATATCAAAATGACTGAAACTCCTGAAAGAGAAGTTAGAGCAAATCTTTTGCATCTTCTTTTAACTAAAAAGGGGACTCGTTATTATTTACCTGATTTTGGTACAAGAATATACGAGTATATTTTTGAACAAAACGATACGGTTACCTTTAACCTAATTGAAGAAGAGATACGAGATGGGGTTAAAAAATACATTCCCAACTTAGATATAAACTCAATAACAATTAATTCGGCGGAAAATGATCCGGATGAACAAAGAACATTTTCACAAATAGATTATACGGTTAATAACGGAGCATTTTCATCTTCGGATTTTGTAATTATCAATATATAATATGTCAAAGAAAATATCATACGCAACCAGAGATTTTGCGGGACTAAGGGAAGAGTTGGTTAACATGACCAAAAGTTATTATCCTGATTTAGTTAAAAACACTAATGATGCCTCAATATTCTCAGTATTATTAGATTTGAATGCAGCGGTTGCAGATAACTTACATTTTCATATTGATAGAGTTTGGCAAGAAACCATTTTGGATTTTGCTCAACAAAGACAATCGTTATTTCATATTGCAAAAACATATGGTTTAAGAATACCGGGTAATAGACCTTCGGTAGCATTGTGTGATTTTTCAATAAATGTACCTGTTAGTGGTGACTCAGAAAAAACTGAATATCTTGGTTTACTTAGAGCTGGAGCCCAAGTATCGGGTGGTGGACAAATTTTTGAGACCCTTGAAGACATTGATTTCTCAAACCCGTTCAATAGTAAGGGTGAACCAAATAGATTGAAAATCCCAAATTTTGATGGTAATCGTAAATTAATATCATATACAATCACCAAAAGAGAAGCGGTTATAAATGGTGTTACACGAGTTTTTAGAAAGGTGATAACTGATTTGGAACAACGACCATTTTTGAAAATTTTCTTACCTGAACAAAATGTATTAGGTGTAACGTCTGTTATACATAAAGATGGTACAACCTTTGGTGCGAATCCTACAAATGGAGAATTCAGTTCACCAACAAACAAATGGTATGAGGTAAAATCACTGATTCAAGATAAGGTATTCATACCAGATTCAACAAGAGTATCTGATAAAGATAATTTTAAACCGGGTAGATATGTAAATGTTAATAACAAATTCATTAGTGAATTTACCCCCGAAGGATTTTTTCATTTAACTTTTGGTTCGGGAACTGTAAATCCACTTGATAATTTGGACAATTATATAACAGGAGATTTAAAAGTAAACTTAGCCACATATCTTAATAATTTATCCCTTGGTGCATTACCTAAAGCCAATACAACTTTATTCATAAAATATAGAATTGGTGGAGGTAGAGATAGTAATTTAGGTGTAAATGTTATTACAAGTGTTGATAATGTTGATTTTGCAGTGAATGGTCCAGTATCTTCAGTTAATACACAAGTAATACAATCACTAAGAGTAACCAATGTTACTCCTGCAATTGGTGGGGCAGACCAACCAACTGTTGAGGAAATCAGAAACATGGTTTCATACAATTTTGCTGCACAAAATAGAGCCGTAACATTAAATGACTACAAATCAGTTATTGAGAATATGCCGTCCACCTTTGGTGCACCAGCCAAGGTTAATGTTATGGAAGAAGACAATAAAGTTAAGATTAAACTTATTTCATATAATGAGAGAGGTAGTTTAACTAATGTTGTTTCCACTACACTAAAAAATAACATTATAGAATACCTTTCTGAATATAGAATGATTAATGATTATTTAGAAATTGAAAGTGGTGAAGTTATTGATTTATCAGTTGAAATTTCTGTTTTTGGTGATAAAAATGAAAGTGAAACTGAAATTGTCCGTTCGGTAATCGAGGCTGCCATACAATATTTTTCAATCGATAAAAGAAAAATGGGTGATCCACTCTTTATTGGTGATTTATTTAAAGAAATTGGTACACTTTCAGGTGTTGTAAGTGTGACTGAAATTAAAGTATTTGGTAAAGTTGGGGGTGAATATTCAACGAATGAAGTTTCAGTTGGATATGTGGATGAAACAAAGAAAGAAATTAGACAATCAGATATGACAATCTTTATGAAATCAAATCAAATCCCTCAAATAAGATTTCCTAATAAAGATATTAAAGTAAGTGTTAAACCATATAATTCCCCTACATATTAATCTGAATTTTACTTATATTAAAATGGAAAACATCATTGTTTCTATTTATTATAAGAATGACACAAAAGCATAGAATTTCTACAAACATTGGTAAGGATCAAATAATTAAAGTTGAATTAAAACAAGACTTTGATTTATTAGAGATTCTTTCATTAAAATTCACACAGAAAGAAGTATATACTTCTCTTTGTGCTGATTATGGTGTTGTATGTGGAAGAATTTCAGTCAATAACGGATTAGGAGTTCCCAATGCAAAAATTTCCATTTTCATACCATTGAGTGTTGAAGATGAAAAAGACCCTGTCATATCAAGACTATATCCATTTAAATCAAGTGTATTAGATAAAAATGTTGATGGATATAGATACAATCTATTACCATCAAGAAAACAACATGGTGGACATGAACCAACGGGAACATTTCCCGACCAATCAGATGTCCTCAATAGAGAAGAAATCTTAGAGGTATACGAAAAATATTATAAGTATACTGTTAAAACTAATTCTGCGGGTGACTTCATGATATGGGGAGTTCCAATTGGACAACAAACCCTTCATGTGGATGTAGACTTGTCTGATGTTGGATGTTTCTCTTTAAGACCTTATGATTTTATTAAACAGGGTTTAGGAGAAGATAAATTTAGAAATACATATAAATTTAAATCATCACCCGATTTATCAACATTACCACAAATTGTAACTTTTGATAAGACGATTGATGTTTACCCATTTTGGGGAAATGAAGATTTATGTGAAATAGGATTAACTAGAACGGACTTTGACTTATCCGACAGAGGAATTAAAATTGAACCTAAGGCATTTTTAATCGGTGGAACATATACCGATACAGGTAAAAATTCAATCAACAAAAGTTGCCAACCCAGAAGAAAAATGGGTAGGAAATGTGATTTAATCACTAAGACGGGTATAATAGAATCAATTCGATTTACACATAGAAAGGATGTAGACAATAGACCCGTACTTCAAAGGTATGAAACTGATGAAGATATACCTGATGATGGTTCATTTGTAATGGAACTACCAATGAATATGGAGTTCTTATATACAAATGAATTTGGTGAAAACGAAATAACGAATGACCCAAATAGAGGTGTACCAACCGCGTCTTGTTATCGTTTTAGAATTTCACTTGATGATAGTGGTAATGAACGAGTTAGAAAAACTGCGTCCTATTTAGTACCTA